CGCCACGTTGGGACGTGGCGGGCTGGCGGAGGGCTTAGGGATTACGGATCAAGGCAAACGGCGAAGCCAAGCAAGGCGACAAGGCCAACGCCAAGCAAGAGGGCGGCAATCATCGCGCGAACCTCCGCCACGCGGTGCGGGCATTGGCGCGACGGCTGGCATCGGCGGCAACGGCTTCCGCCGCGCGGCGGGCTGGCAAGGTGGCGGCAAGGTGGCGGGCTTCCGCCAGACTGTCCGTGACAATCCAGACGGCGAACCATGTAAAAGCCGTTGCCAGCCCGCCGATCAACAAAGCACCGATCATGAACGGCGATCCATGCGAAGCAAGCACACGAAAACGGGCAGGATGATAACGCCAAGCACAAGCGGCACGATGGCGAGGAACTGAGCGAACGTAAGCATTATAAACACTCCGAAACGAAACGCGACGGCGGGCTTGCCGTCAAGGCGGGTTTGCCTACACATCATTTTGCGTGTCAACAAAAAAAAAGCCCGCCGCTCATGAGAGCGGCGGGCTTGTCGTGTTAGCGCGCGGGTTTGCCTTTCCCATTCACCTTGCTGGCGAGCGCAGCCGCAGCCGCCGCAGCCTTGGCCACCTTGGCCTTGCTGGCCTTGGCGTCCATCGCGAGCACGGCCGCTTCCGCTTCCGCGAAAACGTCTGCTTCCGCTTCCGCCGCTTCCGCAGCCGCGAGGGCTTCCGCCGCAGCCGCAGCCGCCTTAGCCTTAGCCGCCGCGGTCACCTTGGCCGCGCTTGCCTTGGCCATGGCCGCGATGGGCTTGCCCTTGACCATGGCCGCAGCCGCCGCGCGATTAGCCTCCGCAGCCGCTACACGCTTGGCATCATCGGCCAGTACTTGCGCGGCTACCCTGGCGCGGGCTTCCGCCTGTCGCTTGGCCTTGGCTTCCGCAGCCGCCAAGGCTTCCGCTTCCGCCGTGATACCCGCCAGCCGTTCGGCTTCCGCTTCCGCCTTGGCCACCTTGGCGGCTTCCGCCTTGGTCAACGGCGCGGCAACCGGCTTGTCTGTCGCGAGGGCTTGCGAAGCCGTGCCGCGCAACACATTCCAGCCCAACATGGCGAGTTGGAGCATGTTCCGCGCCATGGTCGCATCGGCCATCTCACACAATTCCACGCCGTTTGCGTCGAACAGGCAACATTCCGTCAGGTCTTTACCCAGATGGAACGGACCCACAAGCGCCGAAAGTGTGACATGGGCCTTGCCGTTGGCCTTGGCGGCTTCCGGCACGACAGTCACGGCGGGCTTATCGGTTGCCCTCGCGTCGGGGCCTTTGGCCTTGATGTTTTTGCCGCCCACCTTGGCCACCTTGCCTGCGGCCGCTTCCGCCTTGGCCACGTCTTTACCCGTGGCGTTGGCCTTGCCGCGACCCTTGGCGATGACGGCCGCCGCTTCCGCGATGCCGGTTGCCGCTTCCGGACCATGGGCACGGATCAGATTGACGGCGGTTGACGGCGGAATGACGCCAGCCTTGACCAACGCCTTAAGGCGTGGATCAGAGCGGCCAAGCTTGGCCAAATCGGCGACCCAACGCGTACCGATGCCAAGCCGTTTCGCGATGGTTTCGTCAGTCTCCCCCATGGCGCGCAAACGCAAGATATTTGCACCGCGTTCGCCCGGTGAAAGCGGCTTGCCAGTGTTGCTCAATTCCAGGTCGTACGACATCTCAACAGGCGAACGGACTTCGCCGTTGCTGGCGAGGGCTTCCGGTAGGACTGTCACACCGCGAATTGGGCGCGTGTCACGCTTGCCGCGTTTGCCGTTGGCGATCGCATGTTGAGTGTTGACCCAATTAGCCGCCGACAGGCGACGGTGGCCCGCGATAACGTACGCCGCACCGTCAACAATCCGGACCACGATCGGCTTATCCGCGATGTACCCGTTGGCAAGCATGTTTTCCGCGAGCGACGCATCCGCCGGATCAGTCTCCGGATTGAACGCATCGCGAACGTTGTACCCGGGAATGATCCGGATCATTGCCGGATCAATACAGGGATGGCCGTTCAACTCAATAAAGCCCGCAACGTCTTTAACCGATACTTTAGCCATTTTGGTTTTACTCCGATTTGACTTGGCGGCGGTTGCCGTCAAGGCGGTTTTCTTCCCGCGATTAAAGTTATCCCACACTGCAGCATGTATGTCAAGGCGAACGATAGGGCGGAAAGCCCGCCAAACGCGGCGGGCTGGCGGAGGAAGTAACTTCCTGTCATTCCGATTTGGCAACGTCGATCCGCCCGCCCGCGCGTCGCGCGTCATACGGAAACCGCACGCTCGCACGCTACGCGCCCACACACGCGCTCTCGCGCATACGCGTACGCCTGTGCGCGTACACGCACGCGGGCGCACGCTCGCCCACGCGCGTACGCGCGTAGGCGTATACGCGCACGCCCTCGCGGGGGTACGCGTATACGCACTTGCCATCATTAGATCACGCGCGCACCGGCCTACCCAGTATACGGCTGCGGGGAGACGCACCCAGTATACGATCGCGGGACATGGTACGCGGCGCGCTTGCCCATGCCATGGGGTACGACGCGCCCACCTACCCTACGGCTGTGGGAAGCGCGTACGTACCCAGTCCGCCACTACGTGGGATCGCGCCCACTATACGACTGTGGGAAGTATTTCAGCGGGCGAAGCGCCGTGCCATCAACTGGTCATGCACGGCACAGGCTATCGCTTCGATGTCGCGGTAGACCTCGGCTATCGCCTTGACGCGCCGCCTGTGCTGCTCGCTGGCCTCCCGGTAGACCGACACATCTTCGGTCTGGAAGTCGCGACCGTGCGGCGCGGTGGCGTTGATCGCGTCGAGCGCGGCAGTCAACGCGGTAAGCGCCGTCTGGTGCGCTTCGAGCAACTGATCGCCCGATGCGCCGTTGAGGTTCAGCACCGGCGCGATGACTTCACCCTGTTTATACGTCACGATCTAACTCCTGTTGGTTGTCGGAAGTAACTTCTTCGTCGTCATCATCCGGCCAGACAAAGAATTCGGCCTTGTCGGACCACTCCATACCCTCGGGGATCAGCCAGCACGCGCCGTCCTGATGCACGGTGTACTTGGTGCCATCACCATCGTTGGCGGTGATAACGGCGTTGTCGCAGACCTCGGTCCAGGCGTCCCAGTACCATTCGTGGTCGGGACCGGCTTCGAGGATCGCCCAATTCTCGTCGCTCACGCCGGTCACGTCTTTATCGCGCGTCGAGAAGCTGGTGGCGAAGTCTTGCGGGATGTACTGGCCGCGATGATCGTCGAGCCATAGCATCGGCTCGGGTCTTGCTTTGGTCATGTTTTGCTCCTGTTTGAAGTAACTTCAGCGAGACAATGAATAGTAAATCTCGCCGTCTTTGCCTTGGAAGAAATTGCCCGATATCTGGCCTTCCTCGGCTCGTGTGTTGTACGCCTCCCAATCGAATTCATCGGGATCGCATTCATCGAAACCGGCCTCGCGCAGATCGCCGCTGATGAGTTGAATAAAAATGGCGTTGCACTCAGCCTGGGTCCACGCCGCGATTTCTTCCCGCGACCACGCGCCGAAGTCAGCCACGTAGGAACGCAGCGCCTCGATCTCGTCTGGCGTGGTCAACAAAGGTGTGGCCGTACCCTCCCGTAGCGCGTTGGCCCAGGTGATCTTACCGGCGTTCGGGCCACGCTCCATGGCCGAGGCCGAATACTCAGACGGTTCGTTCTCCTGAACGAACCGGGTGATGTTGATTTCCATGTCATTCCTCCTTCTGGCGCTTGATTTCTTCCATCACGTCCTGTGTCGCTCGCGCGCTTTCCTCGGTATTGAGGATCAATCGCGGCGGGTAAACCGCGCCAGCCCGGTAGTCGGTACCAATCCAACTATCAGCCGCCGCGCCCAACGCCAGCATTTCATCACCGTTCAACCGGGCGAAGACGCAAAGCGAGATCAATTGACGTGTCAGGTCGAACGCCGATCCGACAAACGCGCCGGGGTAGTACTCGCCATGTTTGTCCGAGAACCCGCACATGATGTAGCCGTCTGACGTGATGATCGCGTTGCGGTCATAGCGTGGGTGGTACTGGCGGGGATCATTGAACATGGCGCGCAGGATGCAGCCCGTGCGAGTGTCGGAAGTAACTTCCAACAGCCGTTTGATGAACAGATCATGCGGCCACCGCTCAACGTACAGATCCCAGAGAGCGTCAACCACCTGGGTTTTGATCGTTTCGTTCTGCGTCGGCATCAGTTCTTCCACCTTACGGCGGCACGCGACACGCGATGACATCTCGGCAAGCGGGATGTTCGCGACAATTTCGTCGATCTCAGTCATGTTTTGCTCCTGTTAGTAGTCGTAGAAATCGGCCGGCAAGTGCGCTCTGATGTACCTTTCCAGCTTGATCCTTTCGTAGTTGTCCCCGTACAGGGCGCGCTCGGAGTCAATCGTGACCCCACGCAAATACCGGTATATGGCGCTACAGTCCCCAGCCTTCTCCTTCTCTACGGCGACGAGATACCCTGGACGAGTACGCATTTCCGGTCCCCAATGTTCGTCGAAGATCGCGGTTGCCGCCGGGTCTTGTCCGGGTATGTAGCTGCACGCCGTCCTGACCTCGGGCCGATGCGCGCAGCCTGTCGCGGCTAGCGCCGCGACCAACAGAAGTAACTTCACGACACGGCCTCGTCATCGGTCAGCATGATCCGCAATGCGACGATGTGCCACGATACGTCGAAACCATCGACGGCGATCTTCATGCCGTGGCTGCGGGTACACGAAAACTCGATCACATGGCCGTCGAACGACAGCTTGGTCACGCCGCCGTTGCGAGGATAGGCTACCGCCCATATCGCGGACATCAGCGGGATGTGTTCGGCAGTTGGACCGCGCTGTGAAAGCGCGAGTACCCAACCCCCGGCTTCGAGCGTGCGTTTCAGGTCCAGGGCTTGCTGGTAGGCCCCCGACCCCTCTGGGGGTTTTGGCGAGATGCGGAAACTCATGACTCGATCCCCTGATCGTCGTTGTTGTCTTCCTGCTTGCTATGCACCGCGAAATAGCGCGGCGGGACATGCTTTGCCCGACCCTCGGCCTTCATCAGCGACAACCGGCCCGAAGCGGTACCGATCGGCATGGAAGCTACTTCCGCCAGTTCCCGAGCCGTGATGCCCTGATTTCCCGCTGCTTCAAGCGCCAGTTCGATCTTCTCGGCACCATCTCTTGGACGGTTGGGCCGTTTTGCGGTCAGCTTATCCACCAGAACCAACTTAGGCTTCGGCTCATCCGGCAGTTCGGCCAGCAATTCTTCGTAAAGGTCCACTTTCCTCTGTAATCTTATGATCTCAAGCGCGATCTCGTCGCGCTTCCGAACGATGAACTCTCTTGTATCAACCATGGTTTTGCTCCTGTTGAAGTCGGAAGTAACTTCAGTAACCGAAACCCCTCTCACGGGCATCGGCGCACGGGCTACAGCACTTGTACTCCGGCTTGATGCGAACCATCCGGCCGCAGTCCACGCACTTCTTCAGCACCGAGGCCCGTTGCGTGGCGAAATAGAAGTCCACATCTTCCTGGCCACGGACCTCGTACGTGCCGTAGTTGTCGTCCACGTAGGTCGCGCCTGTTGAGGGCTGACGGATGTTTCGTTTCTTCGGAAGTAACTTCCGAACGGCGGGGATTTCCTCGACGGGCACCGCGCCATCAGCGATGGCCTTTTCCACCACGGCACGAAGGATGTCTCTCGCTTTCATGTCATTCTTCCATGTTGGTGATGAAACGGCTCTGAGCGTTCTTGTCCTGATCGAACATGAACCGCCAGCCCTTAGGGAGCGGCGCGCCGCCGAACCAAAGGGCAAGCACGCCGCACATACGCATGTTCTCGGGCACCACGCGGAAATTCCAGTGACCTATGGCGTTGCCGTTCTCATCGGTGACAACGCGAGACGTGGCTTCGCCTCTGGCCAGCACGCCACTGTTGCCGACCATCCAACGCACGAGTTTCAACGCGCGCTTGATCCCGGCCACGAGGCCGGGATCGAACTCAGCGTTGTCACAGTCGAAAGAAAGTTCAAATCGGCGTTTCATGCCACCGTCTCCTTCACGCACGCGGCGATGAACCGCGTGAGTTGAAAGCGCGGGTTCGTGTTCAAGAGTTCCGCGCCGATGGCGCGGGCGATAGACGCCCGCAACTCCGCCTCGGCGATCTCATGCCTGTTGGGCGTCCACTCGCGGATCGCCTTGGCAAGCATTTCGTAATCACGTTTCGACATTTGGTTTTGCTCCTGTTCTTTTTTCAGCGTTGTCATTATCGCACAACGCACGATGTATGTCAATTTGACGACTGGAAGTAACTTCAGCCGTCGATCTTCAGCCACTTTCCGTTTTCTTGGTATTCGTAGAGTTGGCCTTTGCCTTGACCGATCCCAACGCCGCGTTCGCGAGCGCAGCGCAAGCACATGATCGCCCACGGTCCCATCTTCGTTTTGCCGTCTACGAACTTGGTGTTGATGTCATGCTTGCCCGGCGCGATATCGGACAGATCGCATTTGGCGGGACCGGAACCCATCCAGTACCGTTTGGTGTTCAATTCGTTCATGTTTTGTCCTTGTTGTTCGCTTGCGTTCGCCGCCATCCTTCGGATGTCGGAAGTAACTTCCTGGGTTTTCCAGGCTGTTGCCGAGGCCGTAGCCTCGGCAACCGTCTGCTAAACCTACGTGTCGCTGTCGTACGAGAAGACGTGCTGTGGGTTCATGACCTTGTAGATCTCCTTCTTGTTCTTGCCGTAGGGGATGATCTCGACCGACTCCGCGATGCGTGAACCGGGCGTCTCGATGATGTGGCCCGCGCCGTCGGCTTTGGGCCGATCCGGCGAGTTGAAACGGAGCCGGTAGTGGCGAAGTAACTTCACCCCTCCCTTCACCCGTTCAAACTCGATGAACCACACGTAATTGATGAGGGTTTCCTCGTAGATTTCAGGCATTTTCGTCTCCTAGTTGGGTGCGACGCGGAAGAAGTCCGTCCGCAGCGAGCCGTTCGGCCCCTTGAAGTCATCCGTTTCAAACGCGCCGTACAGCTTAAACCCGTACTTGAACGGGATGCGGATACGCTGCGGGTCTGTCTTCCACCGTTGCGTCTTGCCGTTGCGACGTACGGCCCACCACTTACCAGAGTTCATGTGGACTTCGATCATGCCCTTGTCGAGCAACTCGTCGATGTTCTCGCGGGTGATGTACTGGGGCACCGTGAGTGCCGCCAGTTCGTTGACGATTTCAGCCAAGGCCACCTGTTTTGCTCCTGTTGTTGAAGTTACTTCAAGCGATCCAGAGTTTCTTCTTCACGGACCACTTGTAGCCCCATTCGCGCATCTCTCTCGCGCCTGGATCGTCGCACTTGCACGTCCCGTCATCGCGATAGTGCGACGGCAGGAAGATGTAGTGCAGACACGCCCGAGGATTGATTTGTAGCGCCCGCGTGGTCACGAGACGTTCAGAAACCGTTACTTTAGCCATTCGATTTACTCCGGCGGGCGGCGGGTTGCCCCGCCGGTTGAAGTTACTTCTTCTGCATCAGGTTGACGGAGAAGGACAAACCGTCCTTGCCGTCCACCTTAACCGAGCCGCCAGTGGACGCGACCAAGTTGGTCTTGCCCGTCTGGGAGGGCGGAGCCGCCTGGATCGACGCGGGACCGATGTCCATCGTGATGACCAGCTTGCTGCCCTTGACGGTGTATTCGACGTTGTGTGCCATTTTCTGGGTTCCGCTTGGAAGTTACTTCCTCGGCTCATTGCCGAGAAGTTCGGCCGGTTTTCGACCGTCAGCAAGTCTACCACCCTGCAAAATGTATGTCAAGCCATGTTTTAGCCCACAACACAGTGGAAGTGACTTCCGGAAACACATGCGCTCGCGCGGATCGCGATCACATGAAAAACGGGCGCGCATCGTCATGCGTACGCGACACGTGATCCCACACGCGAGTACGCGTACCCGTACGCGCGCCCACACGTCACCGCGTACGCTCACGGGTACCGGCGCGCATACACGCGCACGCACGCGCCGGTGTACGCGAGTGGCCGCGCCGGGAGATCACCCACGCATACGAGAGGACTGCGACCGCGCTACCCACTCCGCCACTACGCGCGTCTACCCAGTCCGCCACTACGCACATCACCCACTCCGCCACTACGCGCGTGTACCCAGTCCGCCACTACGCACAACAGAGAACTTGACATACGTTCTGCGTGGCACTATGCTTGAGAACGATCGAAATTCCTCGGTCAGAAGTAACTTCCGGAGACGAGATGATAACGATAAAACTAAGCGACCTTGAAGCGGCCTATAAGCAAACCTTCCACAAAGCCACGCCGCACCACGATGTAAACTTCAAGCTGGTGCGGGAACTGACGGGAGAGAAAGACCCTGATGTCACCATGGCTCTGATCTTCATCGAAGAAAAGAACACTGGCTATGACGGCGTATTCGAACGCTACCTGTGCAACGCCGGTAAGCAGAAAATGGCCTTCAAGGTAGATCTGATGCCGGGTTCCATCGGCGCGAAATGAAAGGGACACCATGTCCACGACCATAGACGACAATGGACTATCCTACCGGGCGCAGATCGAAGCCCTGGAAGTAGGCGAGTGCATGATGCGCGGCGCGCGTTTCGACGCCGATGAAACGCTGAAGCACGTCCCGCGTGAGTACCTACGCACTCTTAGGCTTGGTATGCAGCCGACCGTGCAGCGCATACAAGAGCGCACCGGGCGGAAGTACCTCACCGAGACGTTCGAAGGACGCACATCGTCCCGAGACATCGGTGCCGTGTTGATGATAACCAGAACCGAGTGAAAGGAAGTAACTTCCATGATCCCCGTCTACCAGCGAACCGGCGCTAAGACCGGCGAACAAGGCGATTGTTTCACCGCATGTCTGGCATCGCTGTTTCATCTACCCATGAACAAGGTGCCCAACTTTAACGAAGGAGCGATGAACGGCCAACCATTGCCCGCCGCGAGTTCCGAGGCGTTACGTGAATGGTTACAACCGAAAGGATGCGAGTACATCGAGATCGGCTTCCACGTCCCATCGAAGCTGGCCATGCTGGCCCAAATGGGATCTGTCACGCCGAATATGTATTACTTCCTGATTGGACGTACCGGCACCTACACGATACACTCAGTCGTGGCGAAGGGTGGCGAGATCGTACACGATCCAGCCTCTCCGGTCGGCCAGGATTGCTTACGTGGACCGTGCCACGACGGCTTCTGGCGGGTCGGATTTTTCCCACATCTTTTGTGAAGTAACTTCACAATCCCGCTTGACATGCAAACGGCATGGTGCTTAAATAATCGGGCCGGGAAGACATCTTTCCCGGTCCAAACAATACCTGAAAGGCAAGCGTCTTCCCATGGCAAAACAAGCGAAAGCAGCGGCCAAAGTGCCCAAGGCAAAGGCCGTGTCACCCAGCCGCGTCAGTATGAAAATAGTCGAGTTCACTCCCGCCACGCTTGGCGATGCGCTCGCCAGTTCCGGCGCGACCAAGACCGGCAAGATGTACATGGTTGACCTCGACGGCATTACCATTGCGCCAGGGTTCAACCTGAGAGTGACGGATACCCCCGACTACCGGGAGGGCATCCGCGAACTGGCCGACAGCATGAAGGCCGAAGGCTACTACGACAGCCAACCCATCGGCGTGTTCCCCGCCGAGGTTGGTGACGAGACGCGGCTGGTGCTGATCTCCGGTCATCGCCGGTACGAAGCCGCCAAGCTGGCGGCGAGTGAAGGCGCGGACATCACCCGTCTGCCGGTCGTGTTGAAGAAACCGGGATCGTCCGACATGGATCTGGCGGTGTCTCTGTGGAAGGAGAACATCGGCGTTCGCCCGACGATCCTTGAGCGTGCGGTGCTGGCCAACCGCATGATGAAGACCGGCATGGACGATGACGATATCGCCGCCCGTCTTGGCGTCACGAACAAGCACGTTCGCGACATGAAGACAATCATCAACGCGCCGAAGGGCGTGCGTGATCTGATCCGCGACAACAAACTCGCGGCCTATGAGGCGATTGCACAGCTTCGCAAAGACCCCACCGGAAACAAGATCATGGAAGCGGCGGCGAAGATCGAGGCGAAAGCCGCCGAGAACGAACTGAAGAAAGCCGAGAAGCTGACGCGGAAGACCCTCGAAGCCAACGGGGAAAAGCCGCGCAACCTGATGGCCACTTCGCGGATGAACTTCGCGGTCAAGGCTGGCTTTGAATTTCTCCTCGAAGACGTGGAGCCGTTCATGGGCCTGATCGACCACGACGACAGTTGGTTCAAGGCCACCCGTTCGACCAAGAAAAAGATCGCCCTCTCCGATATCGAGTTCGATGTCAAGATCAAGCGGACGAAGACGACCGAGGAACTGGCGGCGGAAGACGCGCTTGCCGCCCAGGTCGCGATTGACAAGGCGGCGGCGAAGGCCGCGAAGACCAACGGCAACAAGGCGACAGCCGTCAAGCACGACGATCTCGGGCCGGATGACGAGGAAGATGACGACGATCTGTCCGAGAACGAGAACGAAGACGAGAGTGAGAACGCCGAAGAAGCCAACGCTCCCGATCTACGGGCACTCGGCATCGCTGAACCGGCTACCGGCGAACTCTGATCGCCGGAAGTTACTTCCGATGAACGGCGGGGTCGCGAGGCCCCGCCTTTTTCGTATGGAGAAAGCGATGCAAACTTACAAAGTCGTCACCCGATACGGCATGACCTGGGCCAACCGGTTCGTGTCGGAAGAAGGTGCGTGGAACAGACTGTTGGCGTTGAAACAAATGCCCAATACCAAGGCGAGTCGTGAGAAGCTGATCGCCCAAGGCTGGGTAGTCAGACCGGCGGAAGACGTAAGGGTTCAGGAATGATGGACCAGAACGAAGCCTACCTATGGTTACGCGAACGTCTGATCGGCCCGGTGAGCGGCGGCACCGCTCGTGTCATAGCCACCGCGTTGTCGGGCGACCTCGCCCGGCTGGTCAACCGACAGGGACCAATCGACCCGTGGGGTTGGAACGAACGCATCAAGGACTACCATTTCGAAACAGGCTACCCCGATGCGCTGTTCATAGCCGCCGATGGCCGTCTGGTCGGGACGTGGATCATGGGCAATGACTATCGGGTGAAGTCAGAGTTCTACGGCGGGTACCCGGCCACCTATCTCGCCCGAGTACAGGCGCTGTTCCGTGACAAGAAGCGCACCTTGCACCTGTTCTCGGGCCGAGTGGATATCGAAACATTCCCCGGCGACACGGTGGACATCAACGACGATCTCAACCCGACCTACGTGGACGACGCGCAAACCCTGGAGCGTGTGCCGCTGGAAGACTACGATTTGGTACTGGCTGATCCACCTTACTCGCAAGAGGACGCGGATCACTACATGACCTCGACGATCAAACGAAACGTAGTGATGAGGGCACTGGCCCGGTTGCCCGCCGGAGCGCATGTCGTATGGCTCGATCAGGTCTTACCGATGTGGCGCAAGGATACCTTCGATCTCGCGGGCTGCGTCGGGATCGTCAAGTCAACTAATCACCGCTTCCGCGTCATGTGCATCTTCAGGAGGAAATGATGGCCGATCCCAACAACATGCCGGAACGGTTGTACGCCCTGGCGAAAGCGATTGAACGGGTTCTGATCGCGGACCATGGCCAGCGGCATTGGATGAAGAACTCCCCGCCACTGGATGTCTCCTACGCGGATGCCGTGAACCACTACGGCGGGCCGGGAGTTGGCCTCGACCTCTGGGTCATGTGTTCCGCCGTCGAGCAGTTGCGGATCGCGTGGCTCGGAAGTAACTTCCCGCTGATGGATCATCAACTGCCGCCGCCTGTTCCGCCGATACTGGATGCGGCAAATGAAAAACTGTGAACCAATGCGAGGGATCGCCTTCGGTATCCTGTTCGCCATCCCCGTGTGGAGTCTCCTGGCGCTTCTGCTATGGTGGTTGAGTTGACATACGCGGTGCGTTGTGAGATAATGGACATGCTGAAAAAGGAAAGGACATCAGCATGAAAGCGATACGCATCAATCCAGCCGCCCGCACCGTACTTGAGGTCGAGTATCCCGACGGTTTCCGCAGCATCCAACAAGCCGTCTCCGACGGCAATGGCCACACCACCTTCTGTCTCGCCGGATATCACAAGTACGATACGGTCTTCGTCAATGACGACGGCCTGTACTGCTTCGACACCTTCTTCGAACTGCCGGGTTGCGGCCAGGGCCTGTTCGCCGGTCCCGCGCTGATCGTCGGCACGGAGATCGACGACACCGACCGAACGCGCCCGCCGGAGTCAACAGTCGAAGAAGTAACTTCCAAGATCAAATGGCACAACCGATCAAGTGCCCGCGACCGGGCCAAAGAACTCGGCATCTAAAAGAAAAGCCCCGCCGGTTGGCGGGGCTTTTTCGATGTGCTAGGATGCCGTCGCACTCAGGGGGATCATCATGACCACGTTAACCGTTGGCTCCGGCCAGCAGTACGCGACCATAGCCGCCGCCGTCAACGCATCCGGCACGGGAGATACCATCGAGGTCCAGGCTGGCACCTACACCGACGACTGGCTTTCCATCGACCACGACCTGACGCTGACCTCTGTCGGCGGCTGGACCAAGCTGGTCACTGACGGCGCGCAGCCGCCAGACGGCAAAGCCTACATCACCGAGTCGGGCAACGTGACGATCTCTGGCTTCGATGTCTCGGGCGTGAGCGTGCCGGACAACAACGGCGCGGCCATTCGTTACCAGGGCGGCAACCTCGTCCTCGAAGACGTGTATTTCCACGACAATCAGGAGGGACTGCTAGGTGCCGCCGATCCAAACGGGACAATCAGCATCGACCATTCCGAGTTCGCCTTTAATGGCGATGGGAGTGGTTCTACCCACGATATCTACGTTGGTGCCATCGCGGCCTTCACTCTCAGCCACAGCTATATCCATGATGCTGTTGTGGGCCACGAAGTCAAATCACGCGCCGCGAGCAATACCATCACAGACAATCGCATATTCGACAACCAGGGTACCGCCTCGTACACGATAGATCTACCCAACGGCGGGAACCTTGTCGCGACCGGCAACGTCTTGGAGCAAGGCCCCAACTCGGAGAACCGGAACATCTTCGCCTATGGCGAAGAAGGTCTGGCCTATCCGTCGAATGCCGTGAATTTCAACTCCAACACCATCGTCAACGACCGGTCAGGCGACACCAGCATCCTCAACCCGACCGGCGTCGGCCTTACCAGCTTCGCCAACAACTCGGAGTTCAATCTGACGAACCCTCTTGGGGCGACAGTCCTCGTGACACGTCCGACTCTTGACCTGTCTCCGATCGCATTCTTAGCCGGGTCAACACCGCCGCCAGGATCACCACCCCCGCCACCCACAAGTAGCCCGCCGCCACCCACAGAACCACCGTCCACATCGCCGCCACCCCTTTCACCCTTGGATCAGTACCACCTTGACGTTCAGAACGACTTCAACACATGGGCCGTGACCCATCCGAAACTCGCGACGATGGCGAAGACACTCGGCGTGCTGCATACGGAAGTTACTTCCACGACTGTCCTCGGCATCATCCATGGAGATCATTGGTCAATTTTATGACAGTGAACAAAATGTGAACAGTTGAGATGGTCGAGCCGGTATGCTATAAGACCGGCTCCCCACACCCAGGAGAGAACTCATGGCCCGCGTACGCGTGACAGGCGGCTACCTCAACATCACGATGCCGGATGACGGAGAGATCGACAACGAACTGCCCGGTGGTAGCGGCGGCGAGATCGACAACTCACTACCTCCTGGCGTGCCGCCCACGGCAGGGAACCTCCCGGTCCCGCCGCCCGGTGTGTGGCCCCCGCCTTCTCCTTCACGCCCGATCGTACCCATCCATCCCGACAACTCCCTGCCGGTCGAGCCTGGGACGATCTGGCCCACGCCTGGACGCCCGAACCGGCCTGACCAGGGTCTTCCCGGTGGTGGCGGCGGTCAGATCGACAACGGTCTGCCAAGCCGCACCTACTGGATGCTGGCCTATTGTCCGTCTCTCGGCTGGAAGTACGTGGCCGTTGACCCGTCCCTGGTGGTCGGGACACCGCTGCCGCCCACGCCGGAACCGAAGTAACAGCTAAAGCGTTACCCCGGCGCGGGGGAAGTTTTGTCCTCGCGATAGCGAAGGAAGGAACGTACGTCATGTCCGGAACCACGCAGCAGAACGACGCCCAGAAGAAGAAGCAGGAAGCCATCGCCAAGGCCCGGCAGAAACTCTCCGAGGCGCAGACGCAGGAGCAGAAGAACGCCGCTCAGGCGGAACTCACGCAAGCGGAACAGATGTAGACTTGAAGGCACAAAAAAGGCCCCGCCGAGGCGGGGCCTTTCTCTTGGAAGTTACTTCAGGTCTGGCGACGACGGCGTACCGCCACCATCCCCATCAGTCCCATCCCAAGCATCGCGATGGACATCGGCTCCGGTGCGGGAACCGCGTCAGCGACCAGTCCACCTACCTCGATCTGCTTGATCTCGTCGAAGCCACCGAGCGCCGAGATATCCACGTCATGGAACCGAGAGCCGTTCAATGCCGTGATGCGGTACTCGTCATCGCTGTTGGCCCCGGCGAAGTCGAGAAGGCCAAGCCCCAGACCCGAAGTCCGCAATGCCGAGGCGAACCCCTGCACGTCGAACTGCGTCGCCGTCGTCAACTGCGTGTGGAAGATCAATTCGGTGAAGGTATAACCGGCGATACTGATGTCAAGGCCGTTGAACGAGACACCATTCGACGGCTTGATCGTGCTGAACCCGTTCTTGAGGTCGATGAACGTGTCCAACATTCCGCCATCGGAATTAATCTGCATCTTGATCGCGCTGTCCTGGGCACCGACATCTCCAATGCCGTGCATGGTGTGGGTCTGGGCTTCGAGAAACACCTTCTGCTCGCCGCCCAACAGGCACGCATTGCCGTTGGACTGGCAGAAGTCGTCATTGCCGACGATGAGGTCGGCCTTCGCCACGGGGGCGAAGTAGATCGCGCCAGCCACGATGGCCGACGCGCCGAGAAGTAACTTCTTCATGCGTAGTGTTCTCCGTTGGTTTCAGTCTTCTTACGCCGGGACACCAGTCCCAGCCCTACCAAGCCCGCTCCCATGATGGCGAGAGAGGCCGGTTCCGCGACCGGCACTTGCTCCGTCACGATGGCCTGTGACCGACCTACCAGCGAGCCGCCAGCGGTCAGGAATACGGAAGTGCCGAGTGACATCGAATAGAGATCGGGATCTGCGAACGTCCCGGTATGGTTGAACCCGAAGCCGTCCGTCGCGAGCGTCACGTTCTTGGTGTCGCCGCCCGGTACCAGATTGGTGCCGGGGAAGTCGTTCGGGTTGTCCGCGCCCTGACCGTTGGCGTTGTCAGCGAAGTAGGTGAAGTTGGCCGACGATCCGATGGCGCTCTGGAAGGTGCCCGACGAGGACGCCGAGAAGTCCGCGACCGGCCCCTGGAAAGACGTGCCGCTGACAGCAAGCTGAAGCTGCACGGTGCCCGCGTTGTTATTAATCACCTGAAACGAGGACGTGTTCAGCGAGTTGGTCGGGCCGACCACCTGGGTCTGCGCCGAGCCGAGGAACTGTACCCCGGCGATGGTCTGGTCAGCGATGGCCAACTGACCCACGGCGGCGTTGGTATCGCACGACGCCTCCTGATCGAAGCAGGAGAAGGTGGTTCCGTTGATGTCCGCGCTGATCTGTAGGACGGCATGAGCCGGTGTCGCGAGAGCCGCTGCTGTAAGAGCCGTGGCGGCGAGGAAGAGATTTCTCATTTCGAACTCCCTGGTTGACGTGGATGTAGCATCGAAACATTAACACTAATCCACGACGTATGTCAAAGTGGGTTGTCAACCCCTTTGTTCCGACAAATTCCAGGGGGGTAGGGCGGCGTCCAGCCGATCTCCGGCTAGGGTAGGTGCGGTCAGAAGCCAAAAGCCGCTGGCGACCCCTCCAAGCCCCGGCATTCGTGTGTTTCACGGCCTGAGACTTGTCTCATAAAAATGGCCCCTCGGCGGTGAGCAACTACCGAGGGGCCAAGAGTTTTATCCGCGTCAAAAAACCAAGCGTCGAACAGTTTCGTATAATACCGAAGAAGTAACTTCCTGTCCAGTGTTATCCACAACGTACGATACCGGACATTTTCTACTGTGCGCTACCGTTCAATTACCTCCCTCAGGTCCAGCGTTCTGACACCACGTCCCGCCGCCCGCGCAGGGTATGGGCGCGCATCGGGCGACGGCGACAAGAGTCACCAGCACCATCACGGCGTTAACCAATAGCTTCATCACGTTCATGGTCCTCACTTGCAGTTGAGTCTCTGTTCGATCAACTCTCGTTGATGCTTCAACTCGTCCTCGTTCTTATCGAGCCGCAACATGAACGTCCTACCGGGTTCCAGGCTGGCCTTGGTTCGTTCAAGGTCCACACTCATATGCTCAAGTTTGGCCGTGATGGCAATCAGCGCATGACTGTTCTGCCACGCGACCGTCGTCAGCGCGCCGACGCTCAACGGGATCATGGCGATCACCACCGTTCGAACTATGCTCGACGTGGAAGTAACTTCAGGCACGGTCCCGCGCCGCCATGATCCGGCGCTTCACTTCCGCCGCGTCCTTCGGGTCTTCGAGGCCGATGCCGGATCGAAGCGCCTGTTCCACCGCGTACGACATCTCATGCTGGACGGAGACGCCACGCCGCCGCCGGTACGGGTCAGGCGAGGACGCCGCCTTGACGGCGATCCCGACGCCAAACGCATCACGCGGCGCGGCGCGCTCCTTCAGCCACGCCTCGGAGTACGCCCGTTGTTCCTCTCTGAGCGTGGTCATCTGTACGCGCGCCCGGTGGATCGTTTCAAGGCACTCGTCGTCCGACCGGGGCTGCGACAGATGCGGCGCGACATGCCCCCATAACCGGCGCATCGTCGGCACGTCGATGTCGATCAGGCATTGCCGGAACAGGGCATCGTGTTCCATGGGTCAGTCCAGCGTGATCGTGGTCGCCGTTGAGAGCCGTGGCGTGACGCCCGACCCGGTGACGATGTTAGGCGTGACCGTGCCCGACCAAAGGATCGGAGCCGAGCCGCCGCCGGTCTTGCACGTCGAGAAGTACGACACCGTGCCGGTGCCGCCGGTGCCAGCCGGGAAGTCGATGTTATTGACCGGCGACACCGAGCCGCCGGTCACGGTCCAGCCCAATGCCGAACGCGCCACGTTGACCGGCGCGTAGGACGTGTACGTGGCTGGCGAAGTCGCCTGATTACCGGCATCGCCTGGGTCCGCGAGATGCAGCGCGACCGCGATGTTGGTCTGCGGTACTGATGCCGCGTTGTCGGCGTAGTTAGCCCACGCGACGGCGGTGTAGACCAGGGCGAGGATGGCGCTTTCGGTGGTGTCGGAAATGGACATGACGTATTCCTTTCGGGTGAGTGATTATAGCCGGAAGTTACTTCCAAGGCCAGAGACGTGTCATCTGACCACGACCGAACCAATCCCGGCGCGTGACGCGCTGAGAACGGTCGTGGGGTTGGCGGGTCGTGGATACGTCGCCTGGACGCTGGCCCATTCCTCGACCGCTACCTGCGTGACCATGCCGAGGGCATTGGTCGTGGCCCATTCCTCTACGGCTACCTGCGTGACGAAGCCCGTCGGTGAAGTGGTGAACCAGTGTTCGGCGGCGACCTGAGTGACCTGGGCCTGTGGGTTCGTCGTCAGCCAGTGTTCTGCGGCGACCTGAGTGGCGAGCGTGTTGGTCGGCGCTGTCGCGCCAGCGGTAAAGCCCGACGTGAACCCGCTGGGCACGGTGCCGGTGAACGCGCCGTCACCGAAATTGGCGGTCGCCTGATCGCCGTTGCCGAACAGGGATGCGTTTGGATAAAGCGCGATACCGCCACTGAGGCTGGTCGGGACGCCGCCCACCCCGGTGGCGGGGTTCGCTGAAGCGGAACCATTCCAGTTGCCAGCCGCGCCGAGACGGTACCAGATCAGGCGAGCGACACAATCGACCGCGATGCAGATTAGTTGTCCGCCGGTCCACGCGCCAAGCGTAAAGCCGGAAGTGACACCATCGGTGTAGATGGTGCCGTTGAAACGAGTAACGCCAGATGAAGGCGCGGATACTCCTGGACTGCTATAGCCCGCGGTTAATGACCACGCGGCTCCGGCGATACCGACGCCGGTCGCGGTGCCTCCCGCCGTACCGACGGTGATTTCCCAATAGAACTTGCCGGTAAGTTGCTTGTCGGCGGCGCGAAGACCCAAACCGCCGCCCGCTGTCACCGTCGCGATAAGGTTGCCGCCGGTCAGCGTGATATTGGCGCTCTTGTCGGTCGGACTCCATGCGGTGTTGGCCATCGCTACGACACCGTTACCGGCCCGACCTGGGCCGCTGCTACCGCCGCAGCCGTCCAGGCCGAGCCGGTGTTGGGATCGACAATGTCCGTGCGATACGCCCACTGCCAGCCGCTCGTGGTCAGCGTCAGCGTCGGACTGGCCACGGTTGTCGCACCGCTCTTGATCTGCACCGCCGCCGTTCTGCCGCCCACATCGCTCTTTTGCATGTAGCCCCGTGTCGTGACGGCGAGAGTGATCGGAGCGGACGTGGCGATGGTGCCGATGTTGTAGAAGTCGGCATCACCGGGCGTGCTGTCGTAGACGTAGCTGGTCGTGGCGTCCTGCTGGGGATCATTGACCGCGCTGCTATTGATCGGCGTGATGGTGAAGGTCGCGGCGGTAGGCGAGGTCAAGGCGGCGGTAACGGCGTTCACGGTCGGGTTCGCCACCGGGAAGCTGGCGTAAGATACGGTGGCACTGACGACAGGGGTAAGACCATTTTGAAATGGCACGAAATTGGTTGATGCGGTACTCGGGCAGAAGCCGAGCCAGACTTTCTGCCCAACGGCGAGAGTCACGCCGGTAAACGCGAAAATGTAACTAACCCCCGTCGGATTGGTTACTACCGTGGACGACGTGGCTATCACTGTCCCCGGCGCGTTCGACCCGTTATCGTTGAAGAGCGCGCATTTGACCGTGCCGGTGAAAGCGTAAATGAACTCGGAAATCGACACCAACGATCCGGCGATTGTCATGACGAACGGAAAATAAACCGACGGCGTGCCCGCCGCGGTGAAATATGCAGTGCTTCCAGTGCCGACCTGTGTCCTTGTTCCGGCCACGCCGAATGTCACGCTCGCATCGGTCACGGGCATCCGCGTCACGCACCGCAGATCGCCCATCCACGCGACGCTGGTGGCGTCGCTGCGCCAGAAGAAATCGTCGATATAGGAATTTGACGTGCTATACCATCCGACACCAATCGCGTTCGCGTAGTTGTTGGCCGTACCGCCGCGCGTGTTAAGTCCGGTGGCCGTGAAATCGTTCGCTGGATTGCCGTTTTTGCGGACGGCGAAAGACCCTGTGGTGTTGTTGATAACGACCTCGAACTCAAAGGCATACCATGTGGTCGTCACGCTGAACGCGCCGACATACGTGGCCAGAACCGTGCCGATCGAAACGCCCGAAGTCAGGACGATGTTGCCGTTGGATTGGAACGTGATGGTGCATTGAGCGGTTGCTCCATCGCGTAAGGTGATAAAAAACCCATTGGCGACACCGCTGATCGCGTTGGTTTGATAGTAGGCCAGGACAACATGATGCACGGCGTCGTTGACATTGCTGGCTTTGACCAGGGCTGGGTTGGTGGATTGGGTACCCGGTTGCATGGCTCGGCTTCCCGCGAACCTACCTGCGATGGGACCGGCGAGATTGGTGCCTGGGCTGCTGTCCCAATAACCGTTGTACGCCTCGGCCATGGTGCCTGTCGCGTAGAGATCGAACCCGTCGGCGAATGAAAATGCCATGGAAGTTACTTCCTTCAGGTTAGTATCGTCGGGCCGACATTGACGGCGTTGACCGCCGCTGGCGTCCAGGCCACTCCGGTATTGGGATCGGTCACGTCGGTACGCCACGCCCAGGTCCAGAGGCCGACCTGGGGCACGACTGTTGGTGTCGCCACCGTCGTACCGCCGCTCTTCAACTGCACGGCCATGGTGCGGCTCCCAACGTCGTTCTTCTGCACGTAGCCGCGCGTGGTGACGGCGTAGACCGTCGAGGGCACGGCGGTGATGGTGGCGATGCCATAAGCGTCGGCATGGCCGGGAGTGTTGTCGTAGACATAGGAAGCGACATCGTCCTGCTGCGGCTCGGCCACCGCTTGCCAGTTCGCCGGTGTGGATGCGAAGGTCCATGACATTTGAACAAGATTGGAGTTCGTTGTTACTACCGGGTTCGCTGTCGGGAAAGTAGAATACGCGGCGGCGGCGAATGCCCCGGTGAGAAAGTTTCCACCTGGAATACTGAAAAATCCGCCGCCGGTATCCGTATTGACGGCGATCCAATAAAGCGTGCCTTTCGTAACCGTCAATCCGGGGGAAAACGTGAATGTCATGGTTCCCGTTGGGACCGGCGTCACAGACGCCGTGGCCGTGGCCAATATTGTGCTGGGTTGCAATCCACTCCCGTTATCGGCGTAAATGGCGCACTTCGCGCTTCCGGCGTTGCCCGTGTTGACGGATACAGACGCGCTGCTGACAACGCCGCCGTAGGCGGCGGTGAACGCGGTGAATTGCGTTCGGTTAGCGGTAATACCGTTAATGGTGCCCGCGACCGTCGGTACCGTCTGCGTCAACACACCCAATGGGGTCCGCGAAAACTGAACACTCACATCATTCGCTGGCATTCTGACGTAACATCTGACATCGCCAAGCCAAGACACGCTCGTCGCGTCGGAACGCCAGAACAGATCGTCGATCTGATGCACCGCGACGGAATTGTTTAACCCGAGCAAAAGTTTGTTGGCGTAATTGTTCGCGCTGACACGGGTCGCCAAATTGGTCGCCGATGAAAAGTCGTTGCTGGTATTTCCGTTCTTACGGACATTCATGTATCCGGCGGTGCCTGAGATGAACACTTCGAACTCAAATGCGTACCACGTATTGATCGCCGTGATCGCGCCGGTGTAGGTCGCCAACGTGGTTCCCGTCGGGCCTCCTGATATCAACAAAATCGCTCCGTCCGACCTAAATCCGATCGAGCATTGCGCGGTTACTCCATCGAGCAACTGTAGATACATACATACGGTCGAACCCGAGAGCGTCGAGGTCGTACGAACCGCGCAAACAATATGATGCGCGGCATCGTTGACGCCGGACGACTTCGTTAATCCGGTCCCTGCAAACGAAGTATTCAACGCCAAACTACCAGCGAAACGTCCGGTGGTCAGACTAAAAGTGTTCGCGGCATAACTGTCCCAATAGCCATTGGCGAAATCGTTCACCGTTGCGTACAGATCAAACGAGTCGCCAAACGAATATGCCATCACCAATCTCCTTTGGAAGTAACTTCCATCAGGTTAAAATCAACCGAGGATCGACATAGACAGTCGTACTCGGTTTACCCAATCGGATCTGACCTCGCACGCGGCCCAAGACCTGCGGCGTGAACGTGACCTGAAGATGCTGCCGCACGGGTGTCGCCGGGCTGCTGTTCCACGTCGCCGTCGAGGTCGGGACGGCAGTCGGCGTGGTCAGTACCGTGGCGGGCATGGTGGTGACGATTGAGGCCAGTGACGATCCGGCGGTGCCCTCGTATTCCAGCAACAGACTGATCTCGTCGTTGTTGAGCGATGCGCTGGATATGAACTCAACCGTGGCGGTGCGAGGTCCGCCGATGGTCGCGTTGTTGGTGTCCATCCAAAAACTGGTCAGCGTGTTGGCGTATTTGTCGATGTTGGTATTGCTGACCATCTTATGAGAAAACGTGCCCACGTTGTCCTGCGCCCCACCGGACAGTGTGATGGTGAACTCGGTGGTCACGTCGCCGGTCGGTTGATGTGTTTCGCTGAGAAAACTGGTCCCATCATAGCAGTTCACCAGTTCCACCACGGCCGTACAATTACCCATGTTCGCGGTACTATAGCGTGTTACCCCGCTGGCTATCCGGCAACTATCAAACAGAAATTTACCGCCCTGGCCTACGGTTGAAGAAGTTTGCTCTTGAACCATAATCGTATTCAATGCGCTGAAATCCACGCCCCTCGCCGTCACCAGAAATTTAGCCGCCTGTGGATTGAACAAAACGGCTGGCACCACGCCGCCGCCAAAAGGAGATGACGTGTTGAGCCAGTTTATCTCAAAACTTTGATTGTTGCCCCCGCCACGAATAAACTGGCTGGTGTGGCCAAAACGGATCGATGAATTATAAAGCGTAATCACGGCTGGATTATTCGCGAATATGGCGGCTGACGCTACTGTCGTGTTGATGTATATCTGACAGGTATCAAAATAATGCGACTTCGATCCGCCGGAACTGAAAGATATCCCGTTGACAATGGTTCCGGTGAAAACAAAATTCATACCGTAATAATAGACCGGGCAAAGAGCATCGATAACCATCGCGACGCCGCTGCCGCCCACGGCAACTGTCGCGCCGGGTAGCAGATCGGCGGCGACCGGCGGCACGCTGCCAGCGCGATTGACGCTCAAAACCTGACAAACCGTGTAACTGGCGACGATAAACGCGCTACTGCCATAAGTCGTGTTTGATATCTGCGTTTCACTATGATCGCTGGAAACGAACATACGATCGCCAGCCGCGAAACGATTGGGACCGACACCGCCAAGCAACGTCTGAAGATCACCCGCCGCCGCGCTCCAACCGTAAGTTGATTGCCCGGTTATATTTGTAAAAGTCGCGCCCCCCGTGGTTATCGTGGCATTGTTCGTGTTGGGCCACGAGGGTTCTGTAGAAGCCGTACCCGCTGTCGTACAACGAAACGCCCATAGTGATTTGAACGTGGGCGCGGTTGGCTTGACGAACTGGCCAAGCGTGTAAACCGCGCTGGGCACGAACGCCGGAATGAGGGCATAGGCCGCGCTGCTTGCGTACCAATCAGCCACGATGATCTCTCCCGTTCATGGTATCACCGCCCCGATACCGGCGATCATGTAAGTGTGGTCGAATGGTACAACTCCGTTCGCGGAACCGACGCCACTAGCTGACCCGACAGCCACGAAAGCACCAACGCCGATACCGCTCATCGCGCCAGTGCCGCTGGCCGCTCCGGTGCCGGAGATTACCACCGTCGTCACCGGCACGCCAGTCGCCGCGCCCACACCAGCCGCCACGCCAACACTACTAAGCACTATCGAGCCAATACCATCCGCGGTACCCGTGCCGGTGGCCTCGCCAATACCCGCGTCAGTTTCAGGATGGATGGCGACAGCGCCGCCGATACCGATGGCCGAACCTCTTATGGACACGATGGACGAACCGCGTCCCGTGGCCACACCGTGACCCACCGCGCTGCCAGCGTAGCCTTGCAGACCTCTGGCGTCGCTACGTCCAACAGCGTTGCCAGTGCCGGTCAGGAAGCCGGTGGAGACGTTTGGCGCGTTCGCGTCACCGACACCCTTAGCCGTGCTTTCATCGCTCGTGATGATGCCGACCGGAGCGCCGACGCCAAGCGCATCGCCGTTTGTCATGGACAGGCCGCGTGCCTCGACGCGGACACCGCCGAAGCCAGCCGCGTGACCGACTGCTATGAAGTGTCCAGCCGCCGAACCAACGGCGTTTGTCGTCATCGAGGTTCCCGTCGCATGACCGACCGACAGTTGGAAGTTACTTCCGACAGCCGCAGCCTGACCGACACCCATGGCGTGGCCGACGCCCTCGCCATGCGAGACGTAGTAGATCGGTATGCGGTAGATGTTGAAGCTGCGAGTGCCCGAACGCATCGTGTAGAACACAAACGTCAATGCCACCGGGTCCGGTGCGCCACTGGCCTTCTCGGCGTCGTTGTAAGTGTAGTTGCTGGTGGTCAACCCGGCGTGCGAGCGGATGATCGTGCCCGCCGCCGTGTCCCAGACCTCAACGGTGTAGGTGGTCCCGGCTTCAGCCGACACCGGCCCGCCATCGTGCGGGATGAACTGATCGGATTGCAGGAGACGGTTGCGCGAAGCCCAGGTGAACGCCGCGCTGCCAGTGCTGACACCGATGGTCGTGGGCGACAGCGCCGGGGTACCGTTGAGCCGCAGGTCGCCCATCACGTACGGCATGAAGTGCCGTGCGACGATAGGCACGACATGGACCGGCGACAGGTTTATGTCGCTCGCCGCGCCTGACCCGACGTTCTGAAGCTGCGCGTGAAGCACGTCGCCGGTTTCGTACGCCTCGGACGCCATGCTCATCGTCACGTCATTGAAGAACGCGACCTCGCCGCCGACATGCTGCACCGGCACGGTGTCGCCGCCGCCACGGTCGATGACAATCGTGCCGCTCGCTGGCGTGAACGTCGCCACCCGTACGAGTTCCACGCCTCCCAACACGCCGGTCATGCCCACTGTCAGCTTGTCGAGGTCCGCGCCGTTACTGACGAAGATGTTGATGTCGTAGAAGCCCAGCGGACGGCCCGAGACGGCGGTCGGAGCGAAGATGCCGGGATCGCGTTCCTGCTTGCCGCCGACTGGTGTCGCCAGCATGACCGGGTACTGGCTGACGGTGTTCGGTCGCCCCGCCATCCCGATCAAGCCGCCCTCGGTATCCCCGACAGCGGCGAAGTCGGCGGCGTTCAGCCCACGTTGCATGTCGAGGTACGTCGCCTCTTGCACGGCTTCGTACTTGATCGGCGGCGCGGCCCCCGATGGCCGCTCCGTCGTGGGGTTATCGACCGGCGTGGTGTAGACCGTGGACGGCATACCGAACACGTCCTGAAGGCAATCCATCGAGATCGTGCCGTCGATCATGGTGCCGTCGTCGTACGTGACGACCCGCAGCACCATGTCGGTGATGCCTTTGTCGGGAGCCTGGATACGCATGACCATGCCGGGCTGCATCCGCCACGCGCGCCGGTCAAACCGCAGCTTCAACCGCTTGATGCCAGCGGAACCAACTTCCAGTTCCCGCAAGGCTATCCGCTGCGCCAGATCGGGATCGGGAATGCCGGGGAAGTCCCGCGTCATGGAGATGGGGTAGCCAAGCGACTGCATCGAGGCGAGGTTGTGAACCCTGGTCTGCCGGTCCTGATCGCGGATCGGATCGTGCCACTTCACCACGACCTCATTGGCGATGACCAGGGTCGCGCCGGTTTCCTGGGTATCGACCGACAGCAGCCCCGACGAGTACGTGAACACCGGCAGCTTGTCGAGATCGTAATCCTTGCGGATCAGCCGCAGCACCATGAGGCCAGTACCGCGGTCGATGTACAACGCGCCGCCGATGTGGTCGATGATCGTCTGGATGAAATCGTTGATGTCGCCGTCCTTCGACCAGCGAATGCACAGACCGAATTGCTCGTTAAACAGGTAGTTGGCCGCGTAGACCCAGGCGTCATTATCCAGTTCCGCCCGGTCCATGCCGCGACCCCAGGATGGATCGGTGATGCACTGGTAAAGGATATGCGCCGGGTTCATCGCCTTGATGACGGTTTCGCCGGAAGTTACTTTCTCCCACTTGACGGTGTCGCCATTGAAACTCGCCATCTCCCCGAAGTTCCAATTGGTGATCCCGTCGAGATTGGTAGTACCGGCCACGGACACGTTGAAGGTCTGCCCGCCGAAGCCCACGCCGCTTGTCAGCTTCGGCAGGTTGGCCGAGGCGTCCCACGCCCCAACGGTGCCCGCGCTGATCTGCGGCGCGTAGCTGATGACCGCCTTCTCGGGGTACCAGCAACCCTGCGTGCCCCAACCGTTCAAGGCCCGTCGAGTGCGTGCTTTCCACGGCTTGGGGTACGGGTTGTTCGACATGATCTGGCCGGACCAGTACATCGTCGTGACGCCTATGAACTCGGAAATGTCTCCCGCGCTCTCAGAGGTCGCGCCTTCGTCCGACACGCCAACGCCGTCCTGAAAAGTCCAGTTGCCTTCGTTCGAACTGTTGGAACCGCTCGCGATGGCATTCTTGATGCCGTCACCGATGGTCTGACCGGGACCGCCGAGCATGAACGTGAGGTCGCCAACCAGCCCGCCCTCGCCTTTGTCGCCGCCGAACAAGTCTCCCTGGTCGATGTGGATGACGCCGTTGCCGCCTTGCGTCCCAGACCAGAACGGAAGGTCGCCAGCCCGCAACGCGACCAACTGATCGACGCTGCCCCGGCATATGCCCATCAGGAAATCGAGATAATACCGGTAGCCTACGATCTGTGTTACTGTTTTATTTTTCTTGGCCACGGTTATCGCGCCAGTGCGGCGCGACGCGCCGCCACGACGCGAGCCACGATGGGATCGTTCGTATCAAGCAGGACTTTGGCGGGGATGCCGTTGGTGATGAAGTCATTCCAATCGATGTCGTGGGCGGCGCACCACTCCCGAGAACCGCGATGGCACAACCCGGCGGCGCGAACGTCACGCAGGAAGCAACGCAGTTCGGAAGTTACTTCCATCACTTCTTGCCGCCGCCGCCACTCGTAACCGTGATCGGCGTGGTACTCATGTTGCCGTACCAGATCACTTGCCAGTCGGGCGTCCAGCAATCTCCGAACACCACCGCTTGCGCCGCGCCTTCATCGGGGATGGGAATGTTGATGTCTTTGAACATGCTCGCGAGGGCATCTTGATTGGCTGGCGTCTTCGCTCTCGGCGTGATGAGCGCCGTGATGATGAAGGAGACGACGAGTAGCGCGATGGCCCAGACGAAATTCATCGAACGCGGCCCCCTCAGAAAATTCTGGCACCATCGAACGGCGACTTGCCTGACATGAAGCCGAAGCCGCCGTATCTGGGTAGATTGTTGAACCGCTTACAGCCCGCTGGATCGCGAGTACAGCCAGGATACAGCACCGCGTCCATATTTTCAACCATGCCGTCTGTTTGGCCTATTATCAGCACATCTCCGTTGTCGGTGCCTGTATTACTGTTGAGGTCCACAAGGATGGCGCGACGTTCGAAATAGTTCGCGGAAGGACGCCATTCGACATAGCCGTTGGTGAAACGACCGTTCCAAATCTTCGGATTGAAATAGCCGATGTGCTGCCAGTGAAAACCGTTCCCGTGAATGCCGGTCAACTGAACCGGCTCGGCCCAATCGCAATGATCCACGCCGCAGTCCCGATCATACAGCGCGTAGGGACAGCCGCGCGTCCACGACAAACGAAGCCCCTTCTTGTTGAGGTAGGCGGTCTGCGTGTTGGCCACGATGTCGGAAGTTACTTCGTCGTGGTACTTGACCGAGGCGACGTAGCCGACCCAAACGAGCGGAGCCACGTCATCGCCGTACTGAAGCTGCCTCACCGTGACCTTGATCGGATCTGATGGCGGCGTGCCGCGAAACATTTGCACGATGGTCAACCCTGACGGCACGGTTATGATGAAGTCGTCGGAAGTAGCTTCCCCTTTCTGCTTCAGCCCGTCGTCCTGAATGGAAGTCGCGAGCCACGTCGCGCCGTCCCAAACGACATTACGGTCGCCCGTGTTGAAGAACCAAGACGCGCCGCCACGTTGAAACCGGTACAGCCGAACCTCTTGTCCGGTGTAGGTGCCGATCTCCGCGAGATCGTATGAACTACCCGACATTACCTTTCTCCCCCCTCGCTACCACCACCGCCGTCGCCCCCTTCACCGCCGCCGTCAGTGCCTCCGCCCGCGCCGCCCACGCCGCCCACGTCGCCTTGCGTCAATGGAACCTGTTCCACGACAGCGGCGGGTGCCGGGCCGTCTGGCGGCGGCGGGATCGGCTCTCCCGCCACCTGTTCATACGAGCCGTTGAACACGGCCAGAGAGTACGGTTGCGCGTCTCGACCGTCCTCGATCGTGGCGAACGTGGTCGTTACGGTCGCCGGTCCCGTGCCGTCGGCATGATGCAGTATCTCGATCTCATCCTGATCCTGCCGACTGAGCGCAAGCCAACAGATGCGCGAAATCAGGGTATTGCTGATCGGGCGATAGAACGGTTCCGCCATCGTCAACGACTCTTGTCCATCGCTGACGACAGCGGCTTCCAGAACCGTGTGTACACTACTGGTGCCGTCGCGGAACGTGAACAGCAACATCCGGCGCGACTGCGGAACCATGTTCACGAAATCGGTGTAGCCGGATCGGCTGACAGCGAGGATCGTGTCGTCGGGACCGGCCCAGAACCCCGGCATTAACTCAACGTCCCGGAAGTAGGTGGGCACGTAGAGCGGAAGTAACTTCCCTTGGAGGAAGTGCAGCAGACCGCGCAACTCATCGAGTTGTTTCCGGCCGACCACCATGTAGGTGAACTGTTGCAGCATGAACGACAGGCCAGCGAGGTCGCGCCGTATCGGCACCGAGGTCGTTTGATTGTCGAACTCCTGCATGAGCCGCTTGTATTCCGTCGTGAGATCGTCGGCCTCGTTGGGCGTCCAGTCGAGTACCAAATAATCCAGACCCATGTCAGCCGGTGGAAGTCCGGGATGCTCGTTCGGTTCAATCGTATCGAACGTCAACGTGACCTGGGCCGCGTCATCCGCCCGCCGCGATCCGGCCTGGGTGCCGGTCATCCGGCACAGCTTGGTCAAATAGACGGTCGATCCCTTCGGCCAGTCTCGTGTTAGCGGAGCGGCGAGCGATACCAAGCCACCAGCGACCCCCGTCACCGTGACGATCTCGGACACGAACGGCAGCGTGCCGCGCAACATAAGGACGCTGCCGGAAGTAACTTCCGTATAGCTGAGATCGTCCATCGCCAAGCCGGTGCCACCCGTATGCGCGGGCGCGACAAGTCGGTACTTCTCCCACCATAGCGGGTAGTGCCAGTTGTGCGCGGCCGGATCACCTACCATCAAGCTGTCGTACAGCCGTCGGTCCATGCCGATGAGGGTGAAGCCCGCGTCGATCTGCCGACGCGGTGCGTTGCGTAACCGGCGACGTTGCTCGTAGCCGGTCTGCGACGTGAGTACGTCTGTCTTCCATAGCAGCCGTTCCGTGACACCGTTGAGCCAATCAGGCTCCAGGGTCCAGGCCGTAATGACCGCCGGGGTGATCGGCGGTACCGGCACTTCGATAGGGATCGGTGCCACGCAACCGGGCGGTATCGGGTCTGGCGATCCGACCTTATAGGAAAGCCACGATACCAGATTTAACCCGCCGCCGGTCCCGTTGACACCGTAATCAAGACCTATGAGATACGTGCCCGCGAGGCCAAGCCACCACTGTCCATCTGAAATACTGGTCGGAAAGAACAATTCGCCAACGACCAAGTAATGGGGAAACGTGGTGAGGTCGATCAGCAGCGGATGATTGGTATCAAGCCCAATCAGAGCATCACCATAACTTATGAACTCGTACG